ATTAAAGAGTCGCGGGGCATGGGATGAGTTCCTCACACGGAACTACTCAAAACTCTTATTCACCGCCCGTAAATGGACGGCTGAACCGCGCGACCTTGTACATCACACGTATCTCCGATGTATAGACAAACGCTTCCCAAGCGATGAAGACGAAAACCCACTAGGGTATTTTATCAAAGCTATGTACAACGAAGCCACACGAGGACAATTCAAAACGATATATCAGATTATAGATGCTATCCCCGAAGAAAAAGAAACAGAAAGCGATTGGACAAAAGCCATCCAAAGAGAACAGATGCAGCTTATCCTCGACCGCCTCAGTTGGTTCGACAGAACAGTCTTCGGACTATATCTGCAAGGATGGAACATGGCTGACCTATCTCGACGGACTGGGATTGGAGAGTCAGTTCTTTATCGCTCAATACACGAGTCTAAAAAAATCCTGAAAGATGTTCTTCGTCACCGGACAAAAGAGGAATGATCGCCTCGCTATCTGCAAGAGCTGCGAACACTTCGTTCAATCGACGAAGTCATGCGGGCCATTGCTAACGGAAGCCTTCACAGACTCCAAACTCTGCGGATGCCATATGCCGACAAAGACACGGCTCAAAGTAGCCTCGTGCGAACTCGGTAAATGGGAGGCCGAAATAACAGCCGAGGATATCGACGAGATCCAAACCTTCCTAAAAACAGAAAACCAATTCAGAACCAACGGCCAATTGGCGAAACTATACGCCAAAGCAACCGGAACAAACCAAAAGCCATCGAGCTGCTCTTCATGTAATAGAAGGATGCTCGAGGAACTTCAAAAACTAGTAAACGATGCCAATAGGTAAACCCAACGGAAAAGAGAACCAGTATCAATTCATGAATCGATGCATGACGAGCGTAGTCGGAAACAGAGATTTTCCCAACGAAAAACAACGCTGCGCGGTATGTGCTAAAATGTGGGCTGATTATATCACAACGAAAGAGCAATGAGCTACACCCAAGCAGAACGGAAAGAGATAGCGGACAACATCCGTGAGTTCTTAAAGCAAGAAAAGAAGGAGGAGTTCTTCATGATGAAAAGAGGCAGAGAAGAACACCTTGTCAAGCGTGAAAACAATTTAACTTGGTACGATCGCGACCGTCTAGAGAATGTCGCACGAGATGTAGAAGGACGGATAACACATTTTGAAGGATGAAAGTTCTTGAATTATTTGCGGGCAGCCGAAGCATCAGTAAAGCGGCAATAGCTCAAGGACATGAGACTTTTAGCCTTGATTTAAATCCATTTGAAGGAATCGACTACGTTTGTGATATTCTGATGCTTGACATAAATCAAATACCGTGGCAACCTGATATGATTTGGGCATCGCCCCCGTGTACTGGTTTTTCAGTTGCGGCAATCGGACATCATTGGACAGGTGGAAAGAACGCATATATTCCAAAAACAGACACAGCAAAACTAGGAATGCAACTTCTTAGAGAGACGCTTCACGTCATTGATTGGTTTCAGCCGAAGGTCTGGTTTATTGAGAACCCACGAGGGCTAATGAGAAAGATGCCGGAACTTGAAGGATATAACCGACATACTGTTACATATTGCCAGTACGGTGACACCCGTATGAAGCCGACAGATATTTGGACAAACTCTAAAACATGGCAACCGAGAGCGATGTGCAAGAACGGATCTCCTTGTCACGAAGCAGCTCCAAGAGGAAGCAAAACAGGAACGCAAGGACTCAAGGGAAACTTCGAAAGAAGTAAAATCCCGGAAGACCTTTGTTCTGAGATTATAAACACCGCATCTTTATCCATATGAGAGCAGCACGCAAAGCACTACTACACGCAAAGAATTTCATCCTGATAACTGATAACTCGCAGGTTCTGCGTCTCCATGCCGGAGATGATCCCGCGACGCTTCTACTCACAATGGCCGTACATAATGAAGAATTCCGATACCTCCTTGAAGCCGTCCTCAACCAAGCTAATGAAACTCTCGACGCTGAAAGCGAATCCGACGAACCCTCGGATAATTAAAGACGAGAAATTCCAAAAGCTCGTGAAGAGCATTGAGGAGTTTCCGGAGATGCTCGAAGCCCGTCCTATCGTCGTCAATCCAGAGATGGTTGTGATCGGTGGGAATATGAGATTCAAAGCGTGTAAAGCCGCAGGACTAAAAGAAGCACCCGTCTACATGGCAACATGGGGAGAGACGAAAGACAGAGAGTTCATCATCAAGGACAACGTAAGCTCAGGAGAGAACGATTTTGATGCCTTAGCAAACGAATGGGATGCAACAGAGCTGAACGAGTGGGGTCTTGATGTATGGAACCCCGAAGAGGAGAAAGAAGAAACGGAAGAGAAAGTGAAATGTGAATTATGCGGTAAGTAATGGAAGCAGTTAAAACCAACACATCCAACACTAAAAAAGAGGAGATGCTTGACGCTCTGGAAAGGTCGCTTGGTATTGTATCCACAGCGGCGAAGATGGTGTCGATAGACCGTTCTACTCACTACGCTTGGATGAAGGCTGACACGGACTACAAGAAAGCCGTGGAGTCTATTCAAGACAGCGTCCTCGACTTCGCAGAATCCCACCTCTATAAGCTCGTGAAGGAAGGCAACCCCGCAGCGACTATCTTCTTCTTGAAGACCAAAGGCAAGAAGCGAGGGTATATAGAACGGCAAGAGATAGAGATACAAGAGAAGAAGCCCCTCTCATGGTTAGATGAGTAAACTAGCTGCAACATATTACCACGTTCGGAAATCAAAGGCACGTATCCAGGTCCATCAAGGCGGAAGTCGTAGCGGAAAGACTTTCAGTATCCTCACGGCTCTCATAGAGCTTTGCCATAAGAACACCGGACTGGTCATCACTATATGCCGAAAGACATATCCTGCTCTTCGTGCTACCTCGATGCGGGACTTTTTCGAGATACTCAACAAAGAAGGAGCGTACAACGTAGAGCTTCACAACAAGAGCGAAGGCACGTATCAACTATGGGGCAACCTCGTGGAGTTTATATCGGTAGACCAACCGCAAAAGGTCAGAGGACGGAAGCGGGAGATACTCTTCATAAACGAAGCCAACGAACTCAGCCTCGAAGATTGGAGGCAACTCCTCCTCAGAACTACGGGGAGGGTTTTAATCGATTACAACCCCTCGGACGAAAATCATTGGATTTATGAGCAAGTCATCCCACGAGAAGACGCGGACTTCTTTCAAACAACGTACAAGGACAACCCCTTCCTTCCGGAAAGTGTGGTCATGGAGATCGAACGATTTAAAGACGTGGATGAGAACTTCTGGAGAGTCTACGGACTTGGAGAAAGAGGGGCATCACAAGCGACCATCTTCACCCATTGGAAAGAAATAGACCAGATACCAAATGAATACAAACTCCTCAACATCGGGCTTGACTTCGGATACACGAACGACCCTACAGCAGTTGTCAGAATCTACACCGACGGACACGGATTTGCCGTTGACGAAATCTGCTACGCGACAAGACTCACTAATTCAGATATCGCTAAAATGCTCCGAGATAACGGAGTCGATAGAACGGATGTTGTCATCTGTGACAGCGCAGAACCCAAGAGCATCGACGAGATACACTCTCACGGATTCAACACTCACGGAGCAAGGAAAGGACGTGACTCAGTTAGAAGCGGAATCTCATTCCTACACTCTCGCCCGCTTGCGGTCACTTCTCGGAGTGTCAACCTCATCAGAGAGCTACGGAACTACAAGTGGAAAGAAGACAAGAACGGCAAGCAACTAAATGAACCCGTCGACTCTTTCAACCACGCAATCGATGCGATGAGATACGGGATCACATGGAATCAAACGAACCCCAACTTCGGCTCGTATGCTATCGGGTAAGGAAATCAACAAGAACAAGTTAATAAGACATGGAACTCAAGCTCCCTCATAGATGGTCAGACCTCTCACTCGGTGAACTCCAAGTGATGATGACCTCAGAGAATCCCCTTGAACGGGTATCCGCTTGCTCCGGTAAGTCTATCGAACAACTACGGAAGATGCCTCAGAAGCTCTTAGAAGCCGCAGGAGAGCATATCGACAACCTACTCACCCAAGAGACTGCACGATTCGAGAAAGTCCTTGAAATGGACGGAAAGCGATTGGGCTTTATTCCCGATTGGGACGCATTTACAGCGGGGGAATGGATAGACCTTGAAACCTACCTCGAAGACTTTTGGAAGAACGCTCACAAAGTCATGGCAATTCTCTACCGTGAGGTGACCTATGAGCTTGGAGAGAGCTACGAGATAAAGAAGTACACAGCCAAAGAAGACGCTTCTGTATTTGAGGAGATGCCTGCGGACTTAGTATCGGGAACGCTGCTTTTTTTTTGGACTACCAGAAACGAACTGCTGCATTCTATTCAGTCCTCTTTACTTCGGGTGGCGGAGGAAGCGACCCGGTTGGCGAAAAGTGGGGATGGTATCACATCCTCTATACCCTCGCAGGCGAAAACGTCCTCAAAATGGACTCGATTACGTCGCTACCTGTCCAAGTTGTTTTCCAACACCTCGCATATTTAAAAGACCGCGCTGCACATGATCACGTTCAATAACATAGTCGAGAGATTCGAAATCTTCGCAGAGAATCACTTCTTCATCAAGAGCTTCTCCTTTGGCTCTCCCGATGATGTAGACCTCTCTAAGTTCGAGGAGTTCCCGTTGATGCACCTCGTTTATACGGGGGCGACATACGACGCGGGTATGAAGACATACAATCTCGAGGTATACATCCTCGACGTACCTCACGACAAGAAAGGAAAGGTAATCCCTCAAAAGGAAGCCATCTCCGATTCTGAGCAATGCGCAGAAGACATCATCGCCGATATCAAGATGGGTGGCAACATCTTCTTATTCGCTCAAGATTATGAGGTTGTAAATGCTACGACTACACCACTCGAAGAAGAGACGAAGAATGTCCTCTCGGGGGTGTTGCTCGATTTGTCGGTTGCTATCCCTTACGAGTGGGATGCTTGCAATGCTCCAATCGATGGAGTTGCTCCCGGAGGCGGTGAGGTAGTATATGCTCGACGCGGTGTTCTTCGTATGCTCACCCTTGACGGA